TAGAACCATAAACGCCATCAACCTTCAAGTCTGCATAACCAGCTTTACCTTGATTGTTAAGCAAGTTCAAAGCACGTTGTAAAAGTGGTTTTGCAAAGTTGATACCACAGTTCACACCAGTGTCTAAAAGTTCTTCAGCTACTGCAGAGCTAAGAGTATTAACCTGATCAAAACGTGGCTCTATCCAGTACTGTTTCCGATAAATTGCTTTGGCCACATCAAGAGGCAAATCTTTCATATTGCCCTTATAGCCGTTTTCACGTGCTACAGCTTCAGTAATACCGTATTTGGTAGCACCTCCTCGATCTACTGGATTATTTACATAACCGCCTTCGCGTTTAATCAAATCATCAAGATATTGTTCAATTTTCATTTCACTTTCCTTTAGACGTAAAAAAGCCACCCGAAGGCGGCATTAGCTGTTTTCAATGTCTTTTCTGGCTTTCTTAAACTCTTTGATCACTTCAACGATCGTTTTACCTTCCTGTTTGTCAATGAAATTAAAGATCCAACGGACTAAAGCCCAACCGGGTAATCCACAAACAAAGAAGAATCCACCAAGTGCGATCATCCCCCATACATCAGTAACCCATTCATGAAGCCCCCACTTCACAATAATGAATGAACCACCCGCTAGACTTGATACAACCGTACAGATCAAGCCTACGGCCCACTCTTGTGGTGAGCGCGGCATACGTGTCATCAATACAACTGCTGCAACTAAAGCGACCGCTAAAGTCACCATAATTGCTGCGCCATAAAATTTTAAAATTGCTGTTAAACCGCTAGTGGAAACTGGTTCCATTAATATCTCCAGATATTTCAGACAATAAAAAAGCACCCGAATTGGGTGCTCAAAGTTCTTTTAAAGTTTAAAGGGTTTGTAAGATTTTCCCTCCGTTAATCAATTGAGTTGTTAGAGGTGCCACCCCAACAATTGCAGGTCCACCCGGCCCCGGCTGACCTTCAGTTGTGCCATGGTATTGCCAGTTCCACGTTCCATCATTGGTAGACTTGGTACCTAGTTGGCCCCAGTTTCCTCCATCACCTGATAATGGAGATCCATAGCGGTCATTTTGGGTTCGGTAACCTTTACCGGGTACCGAAGCTTCGGCATCGGTTACTTTGACAACCATAAAGTCACCATTAAAGTACCAACGCCAGTCTTGCGAGTCATTTGAAATCGGCTGTCCCGTCATGACCCGTCCAAATGGCGCACCAGCTCCACCGGGTATACCTTGGACCCCATATGCTAACTCAGTGTAAATACCGCTTGGTGTTGCGCCACCACCAGATCCGCCTCGAGCTAACGTCCCTCCATCAATGATCAGATTTAGTTTGCTGTGCTGGTTTAATAAACCGGGTGCTCCCTGAAACCCATCACGGCGGGTTTTGGTAAAGGTGTAATCAGGATCGGTAGACCATGCACCAAATGCCAAATGTGGCAATCCTCCATCACCACCACGTCCAACAACAGCACCTTTAATAGTCAGATTTACCACCAGATCGGGCGGGAACTCCCCTGTATCTATCGCCGGTAATTCTGAGGCAGCTGGAACGATATACTCTCGTTTTGCAGGACTAGAGTTATAGTCGAATTTATAGACAAATCTGGTTTCCGGTCGATAAGAACTTGAACTTGAAACCAGTGCACCTGCTTCAACTACAAAACTGATTTCGCCAGTCGTTGGTAAATCACCTCTTTGCATTTGATATAAACGTGCCAGATTAATATCAAGCTGGTCATATCGAATATAAATCGGTGAATCATCTACCGGCACATCAATAAAGTCCTTGTCATTGAGGTAATAACGTTCATCGTAATTAATTGCAGTAATTGTATTAGAGAACTGGTCAGCCGGTTCTCTTTTTGCAACCAGATAAGGCAATGAGCCTTTGGTATCGTCATTAACTACGGTGTAGATAGTATTAACAAAATCATCTGGACTTAGCTTTAATGCACTGTTCGGCAAACGGTCTAAAACCACCTTGTTCTTAGCAGATCCAGCGGTAACAGGAATTAGGTCTACGGTACCATCACCCATCTGCAGATAAATCACATAGCTCTTGCCTGCAATGAAATCTACATCATGGCTTAAGGTGAGGATTAAACCTTCTTGCTGTACCACTTCCCCGCTTTGATGAATACCATTGCGATAATCCGCTACAGCAATCCGGTCACGTAAAACCAGTAATTCAGACTCAGGCGCTGCATCAAAGGTGATGGATTTACGCTGGAAGCGAAGTTTGTTCCAAAGCCGGTAAGCATTGAAATGAGCTTGCCACTTGTTCCGTACACCAACTGACTTCACTTCTTTTGGGTTCTTTGCTCCTTTGTCCGGCAAATAGATATTAATACGACTATCGTCGGTCGGATCCGTGTATTCATAGATCAGTCCATCGTAGTCATCCATCACGCCAAAGGTAAGATCATGCTTGTAACTATCCGGAATGATATTCCTGAAGTTAAACAGCATTACCGAGTTATCAGTTGGCCGTTCAAAATAAAGCTTGAGTTTATTGTTTTGCCGATATGCGGTACAAAACACGGCATCACAAAGATTGGTGACCAGTTCTTCAAAAGATAGGTTTGTATCATCAATAGTGGTGCAGAACTCTGCCGCTAGTGGTGTACCGAAATAATCCACTACATCGTTATAAGTCCGATAGATATTTTCCAGATCTATTTCGTCGATCGTACGGCGGCCAATCTTGTCATCCAGTGCCATTGAAACCAGTGCATCAGCAAAGCTTGATGTTGGAAATAGCTCTGTCGTCATAGCCCCATTTTTATAGGTCGGCAACATTCGCTGAAGATCGAAATTGATCTTACGGGACTTAACAGATAAAGCTCCGGTCGTTGCATAAGTACGTGCACGAAAAACCGTTTCATGTTCATACACTGTGCTTTGCAAGGGATAAGCACCATAAAGCGCCTGCCACTTTACTTCATCAACTACTGTTGTAACTGCCGGTGTTGGTGTTAAACGGCGTGCGCGGACACTACAGCGACCCTGAAATGTCATCATATCCAGTGTTGCACCAACTGTCTGACGTGACTTTGCTGAACCCTTTAGGATGATCTGCTTCAGCATTGGATTGCCAATGGCTGCACCAGATTCATTAACCGGCGTTACTTCAACTTCAATCGTGACGTTTACAGCTCCCTGATTTCCACCTGAAGAAACTGTGTAAAGTCCATTTGTGGCCACAAAATTACATAGCACCCGACTTCGTTCGACATTGTCCAGAATGAATGGACCAATCCACTTCTCGCCAATAGATGAAAGCTTTGGAGATAAAGCACCAGTTTGCTGATTTGATAATTCCTTTAGCTTTAGCCAGTTGGGGTTTACCGCAGCCGGATTAGACAATGCCATACGGTCATCAGCTACCGATAGAACGCCATATGTACCGTTTAAATCATAAGTCTGGCCGTTGTAAGTAAACGAAGCATTTGTGACTTCTACCCGGTCATTACTAACAAACTTAGTGGTTAAATCTGTGTTGTTCGCTGTTGCCCGAAGGATCTCATTTGGATAAGCAAAATGAAGATAGTTCGTACCTTCTAAAGACTGTGTATCTGCTGGACGGAGAACTTGTCCATTAACAGAAGTTTGATGCTGAACCGTTAAGGGTGGAGTTGTAATTTCGGTACCAAGCGAGAAATATGGCTCACCCGAGACAATATCGACACCCGGTTGATAGACTTCTACCGATGCACCGGCAATATCGACAATATTGGTTTCACCGTCATAAGCTCCATTGATTTTATAGTGTCCACGACCAATACAGCCCACTACATGTTCAACTTCAACGTTGTTTTCATATACCTTGTAAGGTACTGCGATTAGGTCGGGAGTATTCCACCCAGCTCCATAGTTATCAGCAATACGACCATTCACCCGGAGCTTGTTTTCCCGGTTAGAAAGTTCATTGTTTGCTGAAGAAGACTGGTTAGTATTTTGAGTCGTTTGTGCTATTGATGGCGTCGGCATTAAAAATGCGATCGCAATACTAATCACAATCGAAACAATAGCCGCGACCCATTTAGGGTTCTCAACTACGATAAAAGTGCCCGGTAAGAAATCAAGCTGCTTTAAGTCATATGCATTCTTCGGTGTGACTTCATTCGCAAATGAAATTTCGGCATGATCCATATTGCTTGTAGTATGAAAGATACGGACATGTTCAGGCATATGTTCATATTTTGAAGTGAGCCATTGCCCAATCGTTTGAGCTTGTTCAATTGTCTTTTCTTCAGACAAAGCATCTTTTTTATAAATAACTTTAATCATAATAACTGACCCGATTAAACCCCATTCCCATCACGACCTCTTCAGGCAAATATGTGACTCCGCTTTCCATGAGGTGAAGAATCTTTTGCCCACGAAAAAGCCCCACATGCGGGGGCTTATTTCTTTGTCTAGGATGGAAGGCGACTATGCAGCCTTCCTTGGGTATGGGCAGCGGATTTAAAAGTTTTAACCGTGAAGATAAAAAAGTAATTTTGCCCTTAGGCTGCATAAAGAGTTCAAGCGCTTCCGCCCGATCTATACCGTATAGGTCCATTGCAGCTTCATGAACAAAGTGAACACAATTGTAGTGTTCTTC